CAGAGGCGCCGATCGTACGCCGCAGCGGGGAGCGGGTCGGGGCGGTGCCGGTGGCTGGCTGCTGCCGGTAGAGGACGCCGCGGGCGGTGACGGGCACGATCCGGTCCCGGCCGGTGATGTCCCAGCGGGGCACCCATGCGGGCACGAATCCGCCGGCCAAGTCGACGTCGGCCTGGTAGTTGGTGAAGGAAGCGACCAGCGGCAGGGTGTTCGTGTTGCCGGCGACCAGCCAGGTTTGGATGCCGGTCGCACCGGGGGCGGTGATGCTGGTGTCGGTTGCCTCGAGCATCCACCCCGCGGGCTCGTCGTCCGTGGCTGTCCAAACCTTCATGGCGAGGTGGTCGCCGTCGACCAGGGCCCGCACGCGCAGCGGCACGCCGGCCGCGTAGGCGAGGGACGGTACGGGGTTCAGCGCGCCGAGTTCGGTTTCTACTCCACCAACCCTTTTGGTGATCTTGAGCATGACCGTGGTGCCGCCCGAGTTGAACTCGGCCCTGAGCCAGTAGTAGTTGGAGGTGTCGACGTACCGGGCGAGTACGCCCGTCACCAGTGCGGCTCCGGTCAGGAGCACAGGGGTCGACACGTCGTAGAGCTGCTCGACGTCCACGAGGCTTGTGTCGAGAACGGTGCGGCGGAGGAAGTTGACCGTTCCGTGGCTATGCCTCGCGGTGCCGCCGCTGACGCTGTAGTCGGATGCGGACGCGCCGGAGGCGGTCCACACCTGCCCCGAGTCAGCCGTCCCCCAGCCGTTGGACGTGGTCCGACCGAACGCGTCCTCACCGCGCCGGATCCTCACCCGCAGCGGCGTGTCCTGGCCCAGCGAGCCGTACCACTGCCCGAGCGGGTTGTGCTCCGAGAAATCGCCCGAGTTGTTCTTGAAGACGAGCGAAATCGAGCCGGGGTCGGTTTGGTCGCCCCAATCGCCGCGCCCTTCGGTGATGGTGATGCCGTCCCGGATGCGCACGCTCGACGTGACGTCGGTCCACTGCCAGTCGCCGGGGTCACCCGCCGGGGCGGCGCCGGGGGCGATCTCCACCACAACAGGCAGCCGGGTAGCCGGGTAGACCATTCAGCCCTCCACCAGCCGGTACTGCTTGATCAGCCTGCGCACAAAGGCGACAACTTCCCGCTCACCGACCAGTTCCAGCTCTCCTCGGGCCGGACCGCGACCGCGGGCCGGTAGCGGGGTGACTTGTGCCCCCTTGGTCAGCGACACGAGCTCCGGGCCGCGTTCACCTACGACGGCGAGACCGGGGGTGGTGGCGATACCGCCCTTGGCGAGCATCGGAATGTCCGGGGTGTTCAGGGTGATGCTGGGGATGCCGACGCCCATGATCGACCCGCCGCCGACCGTGAAGCTCAGGCTGTTCCAGCGGGCGATGATCCAGTTGACCGCGCTGCGGAAGCTGTTCTTGATGCCGTTCCACATACCTGAGGCGGCTTTGCTGATCCGTCCGGGCAGTCCGGACACGAACCCGACCACGCTGTTCCAGACGCCAACGATCCAGTTCTTGGCGGCCACCATCGCGTCTTTGAAGCTGACCAACGTCTTGGACCAGAATTCGATGCCGTTGCCCCAGTAGCGGATGACACCGCCGATCAGGTCCATCAGGACGCCGAGGACGAGCAGCGCGGCGGGTGCGGCGGCGCTCACCGAGTCGAAGAACGACGTGATCGAGTCACCCAGGGCCGGTAGCTTTTCGGCGAGCTTGAGGAACAGCGGCACCGATGCTGTGATCGCTTTCTCGATGCCGGGCATGGCCCGTTCAGCCATGTCGGCCAGGGCCGGGGCAAGCTTGTCGATCACCGGTGCGATGGTCTGGCCGATCCGGGTGAACGCTGGGCCCATGCGTTCGATCGCGGCGCCGAAGGTGCCGGCGGCACGGGCAACGGGGCCTTTGAAGGCGTTCGTGAAACCGGCTGTCGCCTTCTTCGCCCGCTCGCCGAACGTCGACCAGGCGGCGGTCACTTTCGGGTCGGCGAGCGCCGACTTGATGCCGAGCGCGAGCACCCCGCCGCCGAGGCCGAGGAGGATACCGGCGGCCAGTGCGGAGACGAAGATGCCGCCGATGACGGCCGCAGCGCCGATCACCGCCCCTTTGGCCTCGATGGGCAGCGACCGAAATGCGCCGTTCACCCCGTCGGACAGATCGATGGCTTTCCATCGGGCGGCGAATCGGCCGGCCAGGTTGTTGGCCATCTTGTCGCCTGCGTCGTCGGCCTCGTCGCCGATGTCGTCGAGCTCCTGGCGGATCTTCCGCAGGTTCGCCAGCAGCGTCCGGTCGCGCTTCATCTTCGCGAACAACTCTTTGTTGCCGGTCTCGGCGAACTCCCGGTTCAGGTCCCGCAGGCTGCTCTCGACCCGTTCCAGTTCGGCGTCGAGTTTCGCCGTGTCGGTCGACGCCTTGTCGAGCGCCTCCTCGGCTTGGGACGCGGTCGAGCGGAACGCGCCGCCGATGGCGCCGAGCACCTTCGACACCCGGTCGCGGCCGAGGATGTTGAACACGAGCGACGTGTCGGAGGCCATCAGCTCACCTCCGGCTTGTTCTGCTCGTCCAGCCAGTTACACAGGGCGTCGAACTCGTCGGCGGTGAGAAGAGAAACCTCCCACGGCCGGATGTGCAGGTAGTAGGCGAACAGCCCGAGCCGGGTCAGCCGGCGCTGCTCGCGGTCGCTTTTCCCTCGTCCTCGCCGGCCATCGCCTCGGTGATCTCGATGTCCAGCGCGGCCAGAACGGCCTCCCGCTCTTCCTCGGGCAAGTTCGCCTTGAGTACGCGGTCCCGCAGGGTCAGCAGCTCCCCGTGGGAGTGCGTGACGACCAGCTCATCCATGTAGAAGTCGGGCGTGTCTTCGTACCGCATGGTGTGGTGGTCGCGGCGTAGGAGGTGCCACAGCAGCACCCGCCGCGCCTTCGCCTCACCGGTGACGATGGCCTGGCGCCACTTGTCGTAGGTGGCGCCGTACCGCTTCTCGACGATTTCCGCCTCGGACTGGCGGACGCGGCCGGGGTCGAACTCCCACCGCTGCTCATCGCCATCGGCCGGGGTGTACGTGACGAACATCTACCGCGCTCCTCGTCTGACTCGCTCCCGCATCGCCTCTACCGCGTCCTGTACGGCCTGGCGGGCTTCGTCGCGGCGCTGCCGAAGCGGCCGGTCGAAGTAGTCCGGCTCGCCTCGCTGGCTGACCCACACGTCTTGGCCGAAGACGGGGTGTCGCCAGCCTCGCGACCGGTTGAGCCGCTTCGGGGCGTTGTTGAACCCGCGTGGCATGCCCCGCTTGCTGATGCTCACTCGCACCCGCGGCGTGCCGGACAGGCTGGTCTTGATGGTGAGCTTGCGCAGCACCGCCGTACGCAGCCGCGGCGACACGGTGCCGAGTCCGGCGGTGGACATGCCCATCAGCCCCGACCGGATCTCCGGTAGGGCCGGCTCGATTGCCCGTTTCAGCTCCTTGACGAGGTCCCGACGCAGCCTCCGGCCGTCCGTCTCGTACTTGATCGCCTCGGCCACGCCGAGGATCGACTCCTGTTCGGCGGTGAGGTCGAGCATCAGGCGGTCGCCCGGCTGACTGCGCCGGAGGTGGGGAAGGTGACGTCCATCTCGGCGGTGTCGCCGACCGACCCGGCGATCGGCTTCCACTCCTTCACCAACACGGAGCCGGTGTACTTCGGGTTGGAAGTACCAACCACGGCGTTACTCAGCCGCACTTCGAACGTCACCACGGTGCCGAACAGCGGCCACATGATGCTGTCGAGCGCGGACGCGGCGACGTCCTGTTTGAAGCCGACCGCGAGGGAGCCGGACGCCAGACCGCCGAGGACCTCCGTCCAGCCGCCAGAGCCGAACGTGGTGACGTCCTTGTCCTCTACCTCGGCGGAGAGCTCGATCTTGCTCGTGTAGCTGGACAGGTCGGTGCCGCCCAGGGCCAGGTACGACGCCTTGAGGACCATCTTGGCCACGGGTGAGCCTCCTTCGGGGCACGACGTGATGCCCGGTCACCGTGTGGGCCGGGATGGATGAGTGGTGGGTCAGGCCGGGCCGATACCGGCGGCCACGACGAACAGGAACGAGGGCGAAGTGCCGGAGATGGTCCACGAGGCACGCCACCAGTCGTCGGTGACCGCGCCGGAGATCTTGACGGTCTGACCGGCCCGGTCGGTGGCCGCGGTGAACGTGGCCCTGGTCGTGGCCGATGCGAACCCTGACGAGTCGTCGGACTCGATGGCCACCGTGATGGACGGCGTGGTGCCGGAGACGGACAGGACGTGCAGGGTCACGTACAGGGCCTGTGACGTGGACAGTGCGCCGAGTTGGCGCGCGGTGCCGGTGCCGGTTGTGGTGCGGGCCGTGCCCGGGGGGTGGAGGATCTGGCCGCGGGCCATCGGCCACGACGAGTTCCAGTCCGCTTTCCAGGGGGCGACCTCGCCGACAGCGTCGCCGAGGCTGTAGGAGCCGGTGAGCATCGTCGTCACCCACGCGACATCGCCGACGTTCGCGCCGGACGGGCATGCGGTCCACGCTCCGACTCCGCCGAGCGCCGACCAGGTGGCGTCATCGACTTTGGATGCGTCGCCGGCCTCCCACTGGCCGCTGCCGGTGGCGGTGGTGGAGGCGAGCCCGCCGAGCACCTCCCGCCACAGGGGTGAGGTGGGGTCGCTCTGGAAGGTCGTGACGTCCTTGTCTTCCACCTCCGAGGAAACCTCGAGGGCGTTGTTGTTGCTCGTCAGGTCGGCGCCGCCGGTGAACAGGCGGACCGCCTTGAGCACGAACTTGGCCACGTCAGCCCTCCCCGATGACTCTCACGACAAGTTCGGCGCCCACGTACTCCGCCCCGGCGTGTTCGTAGAAGCGGTAGCCCTGCACACGCATGACGTGCAGGTCGTCGCAGGCTCCGCCGAGGGTCTGCGCGACCCCCGGGGTGCCCTCGAGCGCCGCCTTGAGCGATGAGGAACCGGAGCCGGACAGGTAGCCGTTCAGCAGCTTCTGCGAGGCCTTGTCGTCAGCGCGGCCGACCAGCACCCGGCATGTGATGGTCAGCTCGTCCATGCCCCGGTCGAACGCCCGGTCGAACGTGATGTCTACCTCGGCAGGGAAGAACGCCGGCTCACTGATCGAGTCCGGCACGTAGCCGTAGCAGTTCAGGCCGGACACCGCGCTGGCCGCGGTCGCCAGCCCCTGCCGTACCGCCTCGATATCCATCAGGCGAACCCGGGCAGCACGAAGGGACTCACCAGGGCTTCCACGTCCGGATCCCAGCGGGACACACGGATCACCCCCCAGTCCGCCGATCCGGTGATGCCTTGCGGGCTGTCCTTACGCAGGTACAGACGGTTGGCCAGCAGGATGGTGGCCTGTTTGATCTCGTCTGGCACGGTCGGCCAGCCCCAGCGGGCGGTGACGCGTATCCGGCCCTCCCAGTAGCCGCCGATGCTTAACAGCCCAGTGATCGGCGCGTTCGTGGCGATGGCGTTGATCGGGTCGGTTTCGTAGTCTGTCGTGGCCGTCCAGGTTGCCCCGCCTGCGGATCCTGTCTCGACGGTCAGGCCGGTAGTGGATCCCATGTCGTCGACGATAAGCAGGTGGCCGTCGTCGGTGCCTACTACTCGTCCACGGGGGTTGTAGGTGCGGGCGGTCGCGCTGGCATCGAGATAGAAGCGACGGCCGGTCTTGCGGTCGATGGCCCGTGACGCCACCGTCAGTACGGTCTGCAGGGCGGTGTCGTCGTCCGTGCTTGAAATCCTTCGGGCCGCCTTGAGTTCGGTCAGGGTGGCGTACTCGTTGGCCACGGCACCCCCTCAGATGTCACGTTGGACTGCGGTGGTGCGAACGTCTGTTCCGTGCTGGTCGACGACCACATCCGTCCATCCGGCCGTAGTCAGCACGGCCCGGAGGTCGTCGGGGTGCATCAGGCGGTGCGTTTCGGCGGGGCCTGGCGCCCCTTCGGCGGCGTCTTGGTGGACTCCTTGGCGTCGCCGGTCGACTTGTCGGGCACGTAGCCACGTGCCGCGAGTTGCTCGTCGACCTGTGCGACGCGTTCGAGCAGGTTGCGACGTACGTAGCCCTCTCGTTCTCGCAACAGCGCCGCGATCGTCGGGTCGTCGGTCATGGTCGCCTCCCTAGCCGATCGGCGGGATCTGGGCCTCGCCGGGCCGTTTCGTCGGCCCGGCGAGGGGTGGGATCAGAAGGTGGGCGTCACCAGGCCGGTGCCGCTGATCTTGCTCATGCCGTTGGTGTACCGGCGGAAGCTGTAGGCGAAGTAGCCGTACAGCACCAGCAGCACACCGAGGGATGCCGCGTGCGGCTGTTCTGCGCGGATGAACACCGGCGCTTGCGGGTCCTCCCACAGGTGGCATTCGTCCGCCGGCACGACGAAGATTTCGTCCTCGTTGGTGCCAGCACCGAGGTTCGTGGGGATGTTGTTGTCGACGATGACCCGGTTGCCGTTGGGCAGTACGCCTCGGGCGCCCATGTCGTAGCCGGTGGCGAAGTTCGTGCCGCCGGCCTGGGTGGCGATCCCGGGCTGCGACATGAACGGCCACGAGTTGCCGACCTGGGACTGCAGCCAGTACCAGCGCCGCGAGTGCATGATCGCGTGGGTGGGGGTGGCCTGGTTGAGCAGTGCCGCCTCCACGTTGGCGTTGGCGTTGAGCAGCTTCGGCCACAGCTCGGCTGCGGTCGGGTCCGCGTCGGTGTAGGTGACGGCCTGGGCGACCGCCGACAGGCCGGTGGTGGCCTGGTTGATCAGCGTCGAGTCCAGGGTGGTCGCGTACCGGCGGAACAGGTCCGACATCACGACCTCTTCGATTCCGGTACCGCGGTCGATGGCCTGCCGGGAGATGGTTTGCTGGCCGGCGGCGGTGTGCACGTTCTCCGTCAGCAGCGTGTCGTCGATGTTGGTCTCCGACACGGATGCGTTCTCCGACGACTGCAGCGCCACGCTGGTGGCGGTGGTGATGCGGGAGATGTTGACGGTCATGCCGTCCGGCGGGAGTTCGTGCTTGGTGCAGATGTCGGCGAACGGCCTGAGCGCGGCGACCGCCGGGGCGTACATGTCCGTCAGGTACTGCGGCACCACCAGACCGGTGAACGCGCCGGTGCCGACGGCCCGCTGCAGGTACTGGGACCGTTCGACCCGCTCTTCCTGCATGTGCCGTGCGAGCCGGTGCTCCGCCTCGAGGTCCCGGTAGAGGAACTGTCGGGAGACGTCCCGAATGAACTGGCCACCCTTGCGGTCGCTGTCGGGCCGGTAGGTGCGCTCCTCCCGCCCAACCCGGCCAACGTGGTCGTAGGCCGGCCGGGCGGCACCGGTGGCCTGCCGCTCCGCGTACGCCTTCTCGTTCTCGATTTCCTCGGCGCGGACCTTCTGCGCCGAATCCAGCTTCTTCTTGATGCCCTGGATGTCCTTCTTGGCCTGGTCGCGCCGCTCAAACAGGGCGTTGACCTGGGCGTCCTCGTCGGGGGACAGGCTCGCCCGCCCCTCCTGGGTTGCGGTGTCGAGGATCAGTTTCGCCTCGGCGATCGACCGGTCACGGACCCGCTCGGCGGCCTCGAGCTCGACTTCGATTGCCGAGATCGTCTCGGTGATGGTTGGCATGACAGCCTCTTTCGGCAGGTGTGGATAGTGGATTGCTCCGTGCCTGCGGATGTCTGGCGCCATCTGGCCAGCGCACCGGTAGCCGCCCGGCCGCCATCTGGGCCCGGGACGTGGAGGAGGTGTGTGCCCTACAGATCCAGCAGGTGCCGGACGAGGGCGATACTGCGCCCCGTCGGCGCAGAGTCTTCGGGGGTAAGGTCACCGCGCTGGGCCAACAGCTGGTACGCCTCGCGGGCGGCCAGCGCGGGCAGTCGGGGAATGGCGGCGAGGATCTCACCGGACCGCAACGCCACCGTGGTGTTGGGGTTCGCGCCGTAGGTGACCGGCCCGACGTCCCCGCGGTCCAGGTCGAACTCGGCGATCCGGAACTCGCTGAAGTCTTCCGACCAGTTGCCTTCGGTGATGCGGAACATGAACGACTGCTCCGTCACGTCGCGGTCTTCGATGGCGTGGATCAGCTCCTGGACGTCGGCGCGTTTCGGGTTCAGCCAAGCCCGGTCACCGAGCCCGGTGGAGTCCTCCCACAACTCCAGACGGCCGTTCGTGGTGCGGGCCATCGGCATGCCCGCATGGTTGAACCGGTACACCACATCAGGGTTGGTGGTGAGGGTCCGTTCGGCGGCACCCCGGGTCACGACCTCCGTGTAGGGGCCGAACACGTCCCACATTTCGTAGCCGCGCTCATACATCGACGCGTAGCCCTCCACCCGATACCAGGTGAGGCCGTCCCGGTCGACCTTCTCCGCGCGCATCTCCGAGGCGAACTTGATGTCGGAGCGGCGCGGCTCATCGCACGGGATGCCCATCGTCCGGCCACCTGCGGCAGCGGCGCGGGCCTGCGCGGCGGCGGCGCGCAGAGCGCTGGTGTCGGTCACGGCATGCCTCCCGAAGTGGTTGGGGCGCCGAAGAGTCGGTCGAACTCGGCGAGCTGCGCGGGCGTGAACGGCGGCAGGTTGTCGTGTTCGCGGGCCTCGCTCGGGGCCAGCACACGAGATCGGATCCGCGTTTCGATGGTTTGCGCCCGTGTCTGCGGGTCCATGCGCAGCAGCGCGTCGGTGTTGAGCTTCACGTACTGCGGTTGCGGGGTGAGGCTGCTCAGCCGGGCCTCGCGGCGGATGATCGCCGGCCCCAAGTTCATGATCAGGAACTGGAGGTTCCGCTGAGTGATGTTGGCGTAGGTGATCGATCCGGTGGCGACGGCGGCGTCGATCAGGTCGCCGGGGCAGCCGAAGAACCGGGCGATGTCGCCGACGCTGTACCTCTTCGCCTCGATCCAGTCCGAGGATGCCTGTTCGGCCTGGATCATCTTGTATTCCCAGTCTTGGCCGGTGACGAACAGGTCCCGCCCGGCTACGGCTGCTTTGAATCGGTCCTTCACCGCCGCCGCCTCGTCGGGGGTGATGGTCTTTCCGGTGTTCTTCAACATCGCGGCCGGGATCGTGCCGTCTCCGAACCAGTCCAGGGCGAACTGCTGAACACTGAGGTATTCGCCGATCGACCATGCCGCGTAGGCCACCGGAGACAACCCGACATGCAGGCCGGCGACGGTGAACTGCTTCTCGTGCCACACCTGATCCGGCTCGAACCGCTCGCCGGCGATCCGGTACTCGGTCAGCACGCCTTGGCGGACCACCACCACAACGTCGGCCAGTGGCACGAGCTCGATCCGCGACGGCAGCCCGCGGCCGTTCCGTTCGGTGATGATGCCGAACGCGTTCCCGGCTCGATCGAGGTCGAACTGGGTGGAGTACAGCCACTCCAACAGGTCAACCCGCTCCCCGCCGGGATGCTTCAGCACCGGCGGCTTGGCCACCTCCACCTGTACGCCGTTGACACGGCGGTACACGTCCACCGGCATCGTCGAGATGAGGTCGGCGCGCAGCCGCAGACACGCCCACACCGCAGAGTGCCGCAGCGCGGTGTCGTTGGTGACCACCGCCGTACCCGCTGTCTGGACGGGCCGCTGCGGGATCAACTGGGCTGCGGTCGGCATCGGCAGCGAGCGGCGGCGGAACAGGCTCACGTCGTGCCCTCACGGCGCATCCGGACACGTACCCAGGCGACAAGGCGCGGCCACACCGGATTCGGGGACGGCTCCCGAGATGCCAGCGCCGAACCGCCGAGCACCACCGCGCCGGCGATCAGCAGTGCGCCGCGGCCCATGTACGGCTCGGCCAGGTAGTAGCAGCCGGCGGCGACCAGCAGCAGCCCCAACACGTCAAGGAGGGTCGTTGCAGTCCTGTGCACTCGCTACCCCCTCAGAAAACGGATTGGAGCACGTCGTAGTCGTTGGAGACCTTGTCGACCCAGGCCACATACAGCCAGTGCGCCAGCGTGCCGGCCTGCAGCAGTTCCGCCCCGGGCGCCCGGTAGTCCCATGTCGTTCCGCCACCCAGCGGCCGGGTCTGACCGGTGGCCACCGCGAGGTTCAGCGGCGCTTCGTCCAGGTGCACGAATCGGCGCTCGGTGACCGCGTCGATCAGCAGCCCGTACGCCACGGCCACATCGTTGGACCACGGCACCGCCAACTGGCCGCGGCGCGGCTCGTCCCGGTCTTCCGGCTGGACGATCCCGGCCGCCTCAAGCGGCTCGATCAACGTCGCCGACGGACCCTTGTCCTGCACCGCCCACCCGACCGGCGTCCACCGGGCGTTCAGCTCGACCGCCCGGTCCACGACCCAGTGGGTGCCGGGCCGGTAGTCGACGATCGACACCTGCATCCGGCCGTCCTCGCGCATTCCGACAGCGGCGATCGCCGTGTGGCTGCGCTTGTGGTTGACCACGATCGCCATCGCCACGTCCGCCGGACGTTCCGCGATCACCGCCAGGTCCCGCCACAGCTCTCCGGGGATCACCCCCGCGCCGGCCGCCGCCCGTTTCGGCCAGATGCCCAGCCGCTCGCGAGCGAAGTCGGCCGGCATGCCGGCCGTTGCCCGACGCTGGCGGGCGATCGTCTCGTGCGTGATCCGAATCCCCAACGCCGGGTTCGTCGCCGCCCAGTTGGCGACGTCGTCCAGGTCGACGCCGTCGAGCATCTCCATGACGCCCGCCATGCCCCAATCCCGGTAGGACAGGGATGGGTCTTGTGTCCAGGACGGGTCAGTCGCGGACCGAGGGGCGGTCGGGTCGCCGCGTAGCCGCAGGTCGTACATGATCTCACCGGTGTCGCCGGTTAGCGGGGGCGAGCTCGTGTAGATGATCTGTGGGTTCGGGCGGGCCGAAAGCGTGTACAGCAGCGCGGACTGCTGCTCGGCCGTGTACGCGAACGCCTCGTCGATGATGTTGCAGTCAGCGGAGAAGCCCCGACCGGAGCCCTTGCTGCGGGCCACGAACTTGATCCGGGCGCCGGAGTCGAGCCGTTCGAAGCATTCTTCCCCGTTGGTGTTGTTGACCTTGACGAGGATGCCGTCGACGTCGAACAGGTTCCCGGCGATGTCGACCTGAACGCCGAGTGCCCGGATGATCGCCTTGACCCGCCGGAACGCTTCCATCGCCGTCTTGTACTCGTGGGCGCTCCACATGATCAACTCTTCGGCGAGTAGGAAGAACCCGGCCAGCGCGCGGGCCTCCAAGATGGCGCCCTTGCCGTTCTGGCGCGATACCCACTCGCAGCACTCGTAGCAGGCCCACTGGCCGTCCTCGCGGACCGCGAGCATCAGCGTGACCGCGTCCAGTTGCCACGGGTCGAGCGGGCGGCCGGCCCGGGCCATCAGCTCGGCGGCCTCCGGCCCGTAGCTGTAGGCGTAGTCCGGGTGGGTCTCAACCCGCGGGCGACGCGCGCCGATCACGGATTCGGGCGGTGAGGTCCGCGACGCCAGCGACACGGCCACCTCCCGTCGTTGACGTCGACCCGGTGCCGGGTCGGCCCGGCTTGCCGGTAGCGGACCGGGACTGACGTAGCTCGGCAAGGATCTGCTTCAAAGCGATCTGCTGCTGTCGCACCTCGGCGAGCGCGTTGTTCACGACCACGCGCACGACCGACCCGTCCGGGGTGATCGTGTCGAGTCTCATCCACGAGTCGACGTCGCCACGCAGAATCCGATCGAGCACGTCCAAGCGGTCCGCCGTGCGGCACGCCTCCTCGAGCAGCACCCGCTCGCCCGGGCGAAGCTCCGGGCCCTCGCCGGTCACCTGAGCCCACAGCCGCCGGCCGCGATTTCCCAGAATCGGCGCGTCCACCGTTACGGCCGGAGGCGTTACAGGCTCCGTAACGGCCTCCGTTACGGACACAGGCTCCGGTCGGCACCGATTCGGGTCGCATTTCGAGTGGTCACCGGCCTTGTGCGCCCGCTGACGCTCCCGGTAACGCTGCTGACGCTCGGCGGACGTCAACCCCATCGAGCGCCCTCCAAGATCCGAGCCGGGGGGAGAAACCATCGGCTGGGCGCGGGGTCGATGGAATGTCCGATTTGAAAAAAGGACCGGTCACCAGTCGAGCGCAGGTCGGAACACCTGCACGTGCGACCGCGTGCCACGCTCCTGGTTGCATCGACGTCGGCAGGTCGGACAGCCATGCACCCCGTGAGCCGGACGCCACGTGCTGACGTCCAACCGCGTGCGGCGTACCGACTGTGGCGGGTCGTGGTCAACCTGGTCGGCGCCGGCGTGTCCGCAGAGCCAGCACACCGGATGGTCGGCGAGGAACTGTCGGCGGAGGCGGCGGTAGACGTGGCCGTCCTCGGTGTGGCGGCTCATGCTTGCTCACTCGATCCACACTGGCATGATGACGAACAGCAACCGCAGCAAGCGCAGAACGTTAGCGGTCCCCGTGGCGCTGGCTGTCTTCGTGGTCATCCTCGGCGGATCACTCATCCTGGCCTGGGTAGTCCAGTCCAGACAGACGGACACCATAACCCCAGCCCAGGCCCGGGACATTCAGGCCAGCGTCGCAGCGTTGCCGAAGTGCGGCGAGGTGTTCAAGGCTGGTCAGCGGATCGACCAGGCGAAGGCGGCGGCCGGATGCCTCGATGCCCGCGGAGGAGTCCAGGCGCCCGGGAGTTTCCAGTGCGGTGACGGCCGCACCCTGTGGCAGGTCGACGCGAGCACCGGCGCCCGAGCGGGCTGGGGATACGGCGGCGACGCCTACCACGAGAGCAAGGACGCCGCGAGCGATCCGAAGTACAAGCAGGCGTATGAGAAGTGCACCGACTGATCAGGCGAGCATCGGCACGAACACGGCGGCGAGCAGCCAGCAGAGCAGACCGGCCGCCACGGTGTTGATGCGGGCCGGTACGCCGAACATGGCCAGGGCGAACAGCACGGCGGCGGCGATGTAGAGGATGAGCTGGAGCATGGGAACCTCCTGCGCTCAGTCGGGCCAGTGGGCGAGGCATCCGATCAGCAGCCCGAGCACGATCACCGACAGGTACACGGCGGTCATGATCCGACCCGGCATGGTCACCTCGCTCGGGACGGTCCGGGAATAGCAGCGGCCCGCCAGCGGGAGCGCGGGCGGGCCGGATGCTGTGACGATCAGCGACAGTGCGCCGATGTTGACTTGGACTTTCGCACAACTCGGAGTCCATGGTCAAGTCGGGTGCGCCGAACACGACCGGACGCGAACGCCGCCGCCATCGCATCGTCAACCGCGTCGATGTCGAACAGCATCGCCGGACGGCCGAGGCGAGCCACCGGCCGGCGACCGATCGGAGCGATGACGCCCTCGGATACCAGCAGCCGCACGTGCGCCGGAGTGCACTTGAGGTGGACGGCCAGGGCGGCGGTGTCAACGACCACCGGGGCGAGCACGGTCATGGGCGCCACTCCTCCCGGTAGCCGGGCCGGTCGGTGTACGGCGCGGCAAGCAGTTCGCAGATCATGTTCTCAACGTCGAAGCCGTCCGCGCAGCCAATGAACTCGGCGAGGTCGAGCAGTTGCCGCTTGGCTTCCACCTCGGCGAGCGCGCGGGCCGGGTCCCAGCGGGCGATGTGTTCGGCGGCGAACATGTTTTCGTAGCTGCCATTCCACCGGCGCCCCAGCTTGCGGCGCACCTCGGGGTGGGGTTCGTCGGCGACGACGATTCGCCCGTCGGTGCTCTCGTCGCCGAAGAGCCATTTCGGTGCAGGGGGATGGCACCCGCAGAGTGATGCAGCCCGCTTGGCCAGCCGCTCGTCTTCGTCGAGCTGAGCGCGCAGCCACGTCACCAGATCGCTCGGGTCGCTCATGCCGCCGCCTCCGTCCTGGCCTGTAGCTGCCTGCCGATGGTGCGCCACTGGTGCGGCGGCCACGTATGACCATCATCCTCGCTGCACGCGAGCGCGCTGGGCAGCAGGGAGTCAGCACGCCGGAGAACAGCTCGGATCGTGCCGGGGCACCCGGGCTCCACGCACGGGCCGACGTCGATCACCCTCGTGCCGGTCGGGTAGGCGATCGGGTGGGCCATGCGCACCAGGTCGGCGAGCTCCGCCGAGCAGTCACCGGCGGCCGGGTGGGCGGCGAGCCAGTCGGCGTGCTCGGCAATGTAGGCGGCCATCACCCGCGGCCGGTCGTCGAGCGTCCACACCAGCGGCGGCGGCCCGATGAAGTCGTACGGCAGGAGTTTGACGACGCGGCGTTTCGGCGGGTAGATGCCGCGCTGCTCGGAGATGAGTGAGCACCAGGCGGCGAGAACGGCCTGGATCGTGGCCCGCGCATCCGACGCCCGGTCGGAGTACGGAATCGCACGGTCCCGGGATCCGGAGGTGCGCTCGCCCTGGCCGGATCCGCCGGCGAGCGTGAGCGCGAGCTCCCCGTACAGTTCGGCCGCCTTGACTGCGTCCCGGGCGATCCCGGCATGGTGCGGGGTGCACAGCAGCATGCCGTCAGCGGCCGGGCGGGGCAGGCAGCCGGAGCACTCCCCGCCCATGCAGTCGTCGGCGTGGTAGCCCCGACCGGCGCAGCGCGGGGCAGCACACAGGACGCGGTGACGGGCAGTCATCTAGTCATACCTCCACAGTTCGGGGCAGGGCTGGCATTCTGCGAGGGCTGGCCCCGCGATTGGAGATCATCAGGGCTCGCTCCGGTGTGACTCTCCGTCGACCTGGGCGGCGTGCGCCCGGTCCGCGAGCGCCCGCGCCTCACCGGGCGTCAGCCAGCAGCCACACGGGTACGCGGCCACCACCCCCACCGACCGCTGCATCCGATCCACCGCCGCCCCGCACACCGGGCACGGCGGCCTCACGACATCACCCGTACGAGCTGGTACGCCAGGTTGGCCAGCGCGAGCGCCAGCGAGAACACGGCGAGCCAGACCGCGAACGTCGCCCAGCGGACCGACCGCCAGGCACGCCGCGCCGCCGCCCAGGCCTGGCCGACCTGCATGACGCTGACCCGCAGGTGGTAGCGGCGGCACTGCTGTGGCGTGAGCTGCCAGAACTGGCAGTCGTCGTGCATCACGTGTCACCTCGCAGCAGCCCGAGGGCGTCCAGGACGTCACGCAACTCGGCCGCAGCCTCAGGCTCGGTGCGGCCCTCGAGTGCCACGGCGGCGAGCTTGAGCTGCGCGGTCCGGCGGGCGGTCGCGTCCGGGATGTGCGTCCGCAGCAGCGCCGAGCCGCGGATCGCAGTCTCACGAGCGCTCACGACGCCTCCTCGGGCGCGGCCGGCGGCGTCCAGCCCAGAGCGACCAGAGCCTGATACACACTCGGCGAGATCAGAGCTTCCACGTCGGCGACGAACAGGGCCTCGTCGAGCATCGGCAGCGACAAATTGAGCACCGGCGGCCGACCGGGGCGGGCCGACAGGACAATCTCCCCGACCGCTCCGGCGATGTCGTGGCCGCCGACCAGGATCGAGGCGGTGCCGTCCCTACGGACGGTGATCTCAGCTTGCATCGGATGCCTCCTCAGTGGTGGGGGTGGTAGGTACCGGCTGCCACGGGCCGACCGTGACCGTGCGGCTGATCAGGCGTCGATCGTCAGGAGCACTCGCCACGAGTTCCTCTGCGGCCTCTCGGGTCGCCGTCCCGTACCGGCCGCCGCCCCAACCGATGACTCCCCACTCGGTCCGGGTCTCGGCGTCGGATGGGAGTAGCCGGCCCGCCTCGGCGAGCGCGGCCAGCACAGCGCGGGCACGGTAGCCCCGATCGTCGACAAGGCAGCGGCATCGGGCAGTTCGCCCGCACTTCGGGCACGGCGCGTTGTGCCATGCGGTGTGCACCAGCTCGACGTCGGCGGGGTCCGGGGTGTACGGGTCAGCCACGGCCGGCCTCCGACGCGAGCGCGCGCAGCTCCTCGGCGAACTCGGCCATCGCCCAGCAGTCGGCCGGGTTGTCGCCCCCATCGGCCCGGCGTTCCATACGGTCGGCCAGCGCCAGCATCGCCTCGGCTGCTGCGGTACGACCAGCAGCCACGCCCCGGTCGTACGCCGCCTGCACATCCGGAGACACCCTCACCCGGATCGCCTCGGTCGAGACGCAATGGACCTCCATCGGCGCGGCACCCTCCTGAGGCACCGTGAAGGTGATCACCCCGTCGTCGCCGACCTGAGTCACCTCGCCGACAACGCGGCGAGGCAGCGAGCCGAGGCCGAGGACGTTCGGCGGCAGCTCGACGGCGACGTGGTCGCCTGGCTCGAAGCGGATCGGGTTATCCACGGCGGGACCTCCATCGGGACGGGTAACGGGAGTGCATGGCCCGGATGCGCTGGCGCACCGGGTCGAGCCGGGCGAACTTGCGGATCTCCCGGTTCTCGCGGCGGGCCGCGGTCGACCGAGCCCACAACAGCAGCGTCGTCAGCGCCTCGGCCAGGTCCTCCTCGTGATGCGGGCAGTCACACGCCGGGTCGTCGCAGCGCTTGCACCAGTCGCGAGCGCACTCCCGGCCGACGTAGCCCGAGAGGCGCGCGGAGCCGTGGGGGTGGCCGTACCCCTCGGCGGGGTACGGCAGGCTGTCAGCGGCGGCCACCGGGGGCCGGGCGATCATCTCCGGGTAGATCGCCATCCCGGGCCGCTCGGTCGCGAGTGCACGCCAGGAGTCGAGAGCGGTCATGCTGCTGCCTTTCCTCGTGGGCCTCTCCGGGCCCGGTCGTACGCGGACATCGCCGCACGGCACGGCTCACACAGCGGCTCACGTCGGCTTTGGTGTCGGCGGCCGGCCGCCAGCGTCCCGTGCGGGGCCACCTCGCCGCGGTGGTTGCGTCGGTCCAGCCGGCGCAGCGGGGTACGCGCCGGGGTTTCGCCCTCCAACCACAGGGCGAGGCAGGTGCGGCGGGCCAGCCAGATCCGGCGGTTGAACGTGTTCTCGGTGATGCCGAGCGCGGCTGCGGCGGCAATACGGTCCCCGTCATGGGCGGCCAGCGCGGCGACCGCGGCCCGCTCGTGCGGTTTGAGGGCATCGAGTAGGCGGGGCAGGGTGAGGCGCTCCACGATGCCCTGTTCGGGGCTTGGTGTGACGCCGGTGAGGTCGAGCCAGTACGTCACAAACCGGGGTGCGCTGGCGTAGCCGGCATCCCATTCCCGATCCCGGTAGCCGTAGGTCTTCCGGTGGTCCTTGACGATGTCCCAGATGGCGCCCTTCCCCACGGCGAGTAGGTCATGCTCGGTCGGCGGCTCTGAGGAGGCGTAGACGGCTTCGGCGATCGCTGACCAAGCCGTGTCCAGCAGATCCCGGTGGTCGGCGGCCATGGTGCGGTTCGAGCCGGCGGACTTGCGGGCCAGCCGGTGGACATCGGCGAGGGTGTACCCGTGGGCCAGCGGCGCGTCGAGCATCAGAGCACCTCGGGGAGGTGCACGTCGACGATCGGCCGGACCGGGGGTGCCGGGGGCGGGTCGGGCCGGTCGAGCAGCGACGGCCGGGCCGCGGCCTCCCGCTCGGCCTCCTCGCACTCGGTGTGATTCATGCACCAGTGGACGCCGGCGAACGTGATGCCGCCCGACTGGTAGGCGGCTGCCGCGAGCCCGCGGGCCAGACTGTTGAAGACGGCGGCGGCGCTGCCTCGTTTACCGCCGAACTGGAGCGCGTCGCCCCGCTCGGCGACGTGCTGCGCGGACTCGCTCGCCCAGGCGTAGCGGCGCTGTTCCCGAATGTCGGCAGGCAGGCGGCGCAGCTCGTCGACCCACATGGGCACGGCGAATCGCAGGGACTCCACGAGGACCATGTGGTCGATCCAGGCCGCCGGGTCGGGGGTCATCGGGGGAACTCCAGGGGAAGGGCGGGCTGCGGCTCGTCGTCGACCCGTAGCCGGTCGGTGGATGAGATACGGGTGTAGCCGTTGCCGCCGGTGGTCGACAGGCGGCCGGGCCGGCCCGGAGGGGCCGGGAACAGCGCCTGTACCTGTTCGTGACACCAGCAGGGGCACAGCCAGCGACACGCCCGACCGGCACGCCACACCGGTGTGAGCGCAACCCAGCCGCGGCGGGACACGATGTGCGTCTCCGGCCCCGGCGAGCCGTGACGCTCCCACCCCACCGTGCGCTGGCATCTGTCGTGGCGGCCGGACCGGCAGGTGCCGCTCGGACCCCACTGGCAGCGGCACACGTTCACGGGCGCAGTGTTGGCCAGGTACGCCGGCGGGAGGACGGCGGTCACAGGACACCCCCGACCGGCTCGATAGACACGATCGGCCGGGCCCACACGTCGTCAGGCCACTCCACGTCGTCGTCCCCGTAGCCGGCGTCCGGGTCCTCACCCCACGGGTAGTCGTCGTCCGACGGGCAGGTGCACAGCGACGACCAGGAGGCCGCGCCGCAGTCGCAGCGCGGGCAGTCACACGAACCGACACCGTCGCCCTGGCCGTTGTGGAGGTCCGGCAGGTTGCAGACGTCGCACCTCACGACCGGCTCCCGGGGCACCGGTCGGCGGCCAGCCAGCCGTCGAGCACCGCGACCACAGCCCGAGCCGTCCACAGAGACAGCGACTCCCCCTCACGGCGAGGGGTGATGCTGCCCGGATCCCCGCACGCCTGCGCGACCCGATCCACCGGGCGCTCCGGCTCGGCCGGCGTGACGCGGTCGCCGACCAACAGCCGGTCGCCGAGATCCCCGACCTCGATCTCATAGCCGAGGGCGACCGCGAACCCGACCCGGTAGGCGGCCTGAATCACGCTCCGGTAGGTCGCGGTCCGGTGGTGGTCCAGCAACTCGTCGTCAGCCACATCCAGGCCCTCTTCGCGCTCGGCTTGGCGCAGCAGCACGAGTTCCCACGCCGCGGGGATGGATTGCGGCGCCGGCTCGTCCGCGGCGGCATCCTCGAGGGCGGGCGGAGCGTCTCCGGCGGTCAGCTTGCCCGCGAGCGCCACCAAGAAGCCGGCCACGGTCATCGGCACCGGATCGCACGTCGACGCCCAGTCCACAAGGAGCCGCTCGTCAGAGGCCAGCATCTTGATCTGGCGGGCGATGTCCGCCCGCTCTGTGGACTGAGCCCACACGATCGCCTTGTCGCGAACCCGCTCCAGGTCGGCCAGCTCGGCGCGGGCCTCGTCGCGCTCCCGCTCCACCCGGGCCAACCGGCCGTCGAACAGGCGCACCAGCAGCCCGGCGAGCGGCTCATGCTCGTCGACGACAGCCGTCTCCGGCCACGCCGCATACCAGCCCTCCAACAGGTCCCGCACCGAGGCGGTGCGCTCGTCAGAGTCGCCGACGATCAGGGCGTGAGCGACGTTGGCCGTCAGCTGGTCGACGTCGACCGCGACCGGCAGCGGCACGGCATCCGGCGGGTAGCAGTCATCCGGTACCGGCGGCAGCTCGCCCGGGGTGGCGTCGCCCGTCGGCACCACACCGGGCCAGGAGACGGCCATGGAGGCAGTCGACAGCAGCGACCGGACCGCCGCCACGTCCGCCGGGCCGAAGGAGCGGCCACTGTCGGACAGGTGCTCGCGGATCACCTCCGGATCCACCCCGCGCACGGCGTCCTGGGCGATCGTGGCCGCAGCCTCGCGATACTCGTCATAGGTCAACATCAGTCACTCTCCAGTGCAGGGGCAGAGGTACTCGCCATCGAACGGGCCGCCTTCGTAGCCGATCGGGCAGCCCGAGTCGGGGCCGCGGTGGCAACCCGCCCGGGTGCAGCACATGCAGCTATCGCAGCGGCCGTCGTCGTAGCCGTCGTAGTCGTCCTCGGTCATTGGCTTTCTCCTGTCGTCGTTGAGGGTTTGATCTCGCGCTCCACCAGCCGGCGACCGCGAGCGTTGATGTCGAACTGCTCCGGGGCGGGCGTGGCCCGCAGGTCCCGCCAGGTGGCCGGATCCTGCGCCGACCGGCACGGATGCGGGCGGATCGCATGCGCACCGCCCGCAGGCGCCGGAACGAACGCCACCCAGGCGCTACGCCGCGGCGACCACAGCCACACCAGCGGGCCACAGTCAGCGCACTCCGTGCGGCCCGGCGGGTCGGGGATCTCCATCACGACGCCTCGGCGGCCGGATGGCAGATCGGGCAGGGCCGGCTCCGGTCGTCATCGCCGACGTCCATCCGGGTGTCCTTGTTGCACCGACCACACCAGTCGCGGACGGCGCGGAGCGGGGGGCGCTGCGCCGAGCGAAGCGTGGCGCCCCCCGGCCCCCCTTTCCTTTGGAAAGGAGGGGGGCCGGGACGGGCCGGGGGTTCAACGACTTCCGAAGCATTTGCTTCGCGTTTGCTTCCCGGTTTGCTTCGCGCTTTTCCGCTGGCCAGACCGCCTTTACGGCCAGCCTCGGCACGCTTGGC